TCGGCCCCTGTTATACTACATCATATTGTTATGGAAACGTGGACAATATAAAACATACAACATATACAACGTTTATACAAGGAGCACACTATGAATTTTGCTAATCTCAAAAAGCAGTCCAAAGACTTTGGTAACTTACTAAAAGAAGTGGACAAACTCGCTAATCCCACCTACGAAAAGGACGAAACAGCAGACCTTTATTGGAAGCCAACACCAGATAAGACTGGCAATGCGCTTGCTGTTATTCGTTTCCTTCCAGGTCCTGCCGTCGATGGTGAAGATGCACTTCCATGGGTTCAGTATTGGGACCATGGTTTTCAGAACAAGGCTACAGGCAAGTGGTATATTGAGAAGTCACTAACGACACTCAATCAGAAGGACCCTGTATCCGAACTTAACTCACAACTCTGGAACTCCTCACAGGACGATAATGGTCCTGAGCGTAAGCAGGCCCGTGACCAGAAGCGCCGTCTGCATTATGTGTCCAATATTCTGGTCATTAATGACCCACAGAATAAGGATGCCGAGGGTAAGGTGTTTCTCTACAAGTATGGTAAGAAAATCTTTGATAAGATTACCAAGATGATGAACCCTGACCTAGAGTCCGAGAAGGCAGTTAATCCATTTGACCTTTGGAACGGTGCTAACTTTAAGTTGAAGGTTACCCGTCAGAATGTTAATATGGGTGGTCGTAACGTCAGTTTCCCTAACTATGATGAATCGGTGTTTCTAACACCAGGTCCATTAAGTGAAGAAGATGGTGAATTGGAGAAGGTGTGGAAGGCCGAACATTCTCTTAAGGAGATTGTTGACCTTAAGAACTTTAAGTCCTATGAGGAACTAAAGAAGCGCCTTGATGATGTTATGGGTTATGGTGCAACGTCTGCACCAGCACTAAAGGCTGCTCCTGTTGAAGAGGAAACACCTTGGGTAGAGACACCTAAGCCAGTTGCTACCAAGCAGAAGGCACCTGCGCCTGTTGTTGAAGAGGAAGAAGATGAGGACCTCGCCATGTTTCGTAAGTTGGCTGAGGACTGAGACCTTACAAGATAACTATTGAGAGAGGGGCCTTTGTGCCCCTCTTTTTTATCCTACGTTATTACCACCGCTAAAGTGTGCGGTTGGTCCACCTGTTTCTGAAAAGTGTGGTCTATTACCCAATGCTCTTTCTGAGGTTGGATTAGAATACTGTGTAGCAGTAGCAACTTTAAATTCATTCATCATGTTTGGATTGTTATCAGATACCGTTCTTTTAAAGTTGCTTGGTTGAACCTGACTACTTTGTTGAAGGTCGGATAACTTTGTATTCATTTCGGTTCTTAGTGCATGAATATCCGTTCTTACTCCGCCCATTTCAGGACTAACGGCAGGTCCAACCGGACCAGTAGATGCCTTTGCTTGTGGTGCTACCTGTGCCGCTGCCGGTGCTGTTTGTGGTGTATATGAAGCCTTCTCTACTGGTGCGGTTACAGTGGCAGAACCTGGCGTTGGTGCTACCTGTGCCGCTGCCGGTGCTGTTTGTGGTGTATATGAAGCCTTCTCTACTGGTGCGGTTACAGTGGCAGAACCTGGCGTTGGTGCTGCCTGTGTTGGTGTAACACTAGCAGATTCCGATTTCATCTTATCATATGATGGGCCATGTTCTTTAATGATAGAAGAAACATATTGTGGACCTGTTAGTCCTTTATTTGCCTTAATAGCCTTGGCGCTCATTTTACCAGCAGCATTACCAGTAAAGTGTGTCATAAGAACCTTTTCAATACTACCGTGTTTCTTATATAACTCTTCCACACGGGCCCGCATAACCGCATCTTGAACGTCCTTAGGTGCGTCAACGGCTCTCTTATATTCCCTTCCAATATTAAATTGTTTTGTTACGGCACCCCAAGTCCTATTGTTAAACTGATAAGCACCTGAGGCCGTCATCTTTCCTTTAGTTTTTAGAGCAGCATCGGCTGAGTAGTTACCACCAAAGGAACCACTCTCCTGTCTCCGGATAAGCGCCATGGCTCTGTCAATATCAAACTTAGAACCTGATGCACCTGATGCATCACCGCTTTTCATTTCTTTGGACTGTTGGTCTGTCTGTGAAGGACCAACAGATGCACTAGGTTGACCAGAAGGTGCAGTAGTTGCCGCCGGGCCCGGTGCTGGCCCAGGTGCTGGCCCAGGTGCTGGTGCCGATTGCTTTATTTCACCTGGTTTTACTTCCGACTTTTTATGTTCTTCCTTTTTCTTTTCTTCTTCTTTTTGCTTGGACAAGAACACGTTTTCATCTAGGTTATTTGCTCTCATATCAGAAATAACTTTTTGAATAGCAGGTGATTTTGGATCATCAATAGTAATCATACCAGTTTTACGATCATACTTGACGCCTGGTGTGTTTTTAAAACCATTGATGGTTTCGTTCATGATATAATCGTCGGATACCACACTGGCACCCCAATTCTTAGAACGAACTTCTTTAAGGAATGCCTGCTCGTTGAACTTATACCTTACAGGTGTAATGGTAGATGCCGTTACAGGTTTCTTTGCCGTTTCTGCGGTTGTTGCCTGTGTCGGTGTTGCATCTGCTGTGGTGTTAGACGGAGGCGTGGTAGGACCAGGTGGAGGTTGGATATGTGGGTCTCTAGTCAATACCTGCTGTTGTGGTGCGGTATAGTCTCCTAACTGTGTTCCTTGTTGTGCGGATACGTCTGTGCGGGCACCTGCTGGATTAGGATCAGAAGCATTAGATTTTACCGATGCTGATTCGGATTTTACAGGATATCCTTTTTCCGCTAATATCTTTTGTCCTACTTCATTTGGAACGTGGACCATATAGTTGCTATAACCACGTAGAAGAACACCACCCTTGGACTTTTGGTCAAAGTCCGATGCCCAATCGTCAGGTCCTGGTCCATATTTGATTTGGACGTGACCGTTACCTGATCTACCACCGGCAGCCGAGATAACGGTACCAACCGGTAGACTAGCAAGATATGACCTATCGGTTAAATTACCTGCTGGTGTAGAATTACGATAGAGACCTGATGATTGGAAATATGAGTTGCCACCCGAAAGACTGGCAGCGGCACTATTTCTACCTGCACCTAATCCTCTAGTGAAATAATCATTACCAAACATAGCACCAGCCATAGAACGGGCACCTACACCACATGCATGTTGACCTCGGCCATTAGCGCCGCCGAATACGAAGCGTTTAGCAGAACTACCTTGAGCAATTTGTTCTGCTTTACTGAATAATGATCTAGAATCGGTCTGGCCAGCATCTACCACATGTGGATCTCTGGTTAATGGTTGACCTGGTGTTGCTGTGGTAAACTCGGCAAGTGAACCGAGTCTTTGTGTTTCTTTTTCTGTCTGTAATCTTCTTTGTTCTGCGGCGACCTGGTCATCAGTAAAATCTCTTGTAATAGGGTCTCGACCATGAATCACGGGGCCTTGAGCACCGGGCGCCGCTTCTGCTAATGCCTGATCCCAAGATTGAACAGCGGTACCTCTTCGTAAATCACGATATGCGCCCCAATCTTCCAGTCCAGTTTTACCTTTTGAGACACCTCTTCTATACATATGCAATGCAATTTTAGCATTGATTTCTGGGTTGTGAAGATCCTCTACCGATCTAACGCCAAATCTGGAAAACTCTCTTAGTCTTTCTTCTTTTAGATTGCCTAGCATATTAATCTGCCACAATCCATAAGAATCGTCACCTGTTTTAGGATTATAATTGTGTGCCTTAGGATTTCCTTGAGATTCCTGTTTAATCAAGGCTCCTAGTCTTTGGGATTCTTCTGGTGTTCCTCCTACTTGTCTTATAAGTGCAGCGCCTTGTGCATTTGAATAACGACCTTTTGCAGGTATTCCTACGGATGCTGCGGATAACAATGACTTCTTGGCCTCTTCAACACTTACTTGCGGTGCAGAATATGAAAATACCTCTTTACCTGTCTTTTCATCTTTTGTTCTTGAGACACCTGTGCCAGCTAACTTGGTATTATCCAAATCTTTCATAAACTTAACACGAGGATCGTCTACAGCAATATTACCTTTTTTAAGGTCTTCAATTGCTGCTATTTGGTTAGATGTTAATTTAGCAGGAGGTAATGGTTTACTCTTACTAGTAGGAATACCCATTGCTTCACTTGCTTTTCTCTTAACTTTCTCCCAGGTCGATTCATTCTTTTTGAGAGTTGGTTTTAGAACGGCGCCTGCCTTATCACCTGATACAGCATCTTGAACTTGTTCCTCATACCATTTTTGTTTTGCTTGTGTTACAGCAGACGGAATGGCCTTCTGAAATCCAGAGATATCAGGTAAACCCTGGCGATAATAAGATGGAAAAAGTTCTGCCAATTGAGTTGGCGTTAACGCCGACATAAGACTATTGCCAATACCAGGGTCGTTTGCTAATTTCAAACGGTCCATAATACTAACTTTTCTAAGAGACTTATAACTAACTTTTTCTATCTTAATCATTTGTTATCTTCTTTGTTGGCGCATCATTTGTTGTATGCGAGACTTTTCTTCCTGTTCACGTTGCTTTGCTAGTTTCTCTTGTTCCGCTAGATAAGCCAGTAACATTTCCATATAAACATATCTTTCCCATGGTAACATTGCTTCAATCTCACTCAAACTCCAATGATGATGTTGCATAAGTGAAAAGTTAGATTTAAAATAATTACCTAACTTGTCATGTCCCATTATGAGAGAAAAAAATCCGTGAAGTCTGTATACCTCACATTATGATGAAAACCACACTTAGGGCAATCTGCCTCTAATCTAACAGCAAATGTTGGAAAGTTATCAACATATGATTCCAACTTTTTATATTTTTCTTCTGTTAGATTTTCAACAAACTCGGTCAATTGTTCTTTGGTATAATCTTTAGCAGAATACATACCCTTTTCATCGTATATCTTATCAATAGAGTTGGTGATGATGACCGTTTTCTTATCGATTGGTGCCACCGATTCTAGATGTTTCATTAGTGAATAGGTTGGGTATTTCATCTTAACACCCTTTGTTCTATCCAATTTAATGTCATCATTAATGGTATCGTCTTTGATAATATCTACCTTGGCAATATCCATATCTGCTTCAAAGACATTACCACAACGGCGACCATCTTCTAACTCATTATTACAGGTCATATTCACCTCTACGGATTCACCAATTGACTTGGCTCGTAGGAATATGAAAAGGTAATCAACATCAAAGAATGGTAGTTTATCAATGTTAACATCATTATTCAGAATACAGTTATTGATAACTTGCTTGACTGTCTTAACAATCTCTTCACCATCACCTGCTTCTACGGCCATAAACAATAGTTTTTCTTCTTTAACATTGAAAGGCCTAACTTTTACAGATTGGCCAGTAGATGGTACTGTCAACTCATAAATCGGTACATCAATCTTAGGTAACATTATCTAATCTCCATTATTATCCCAATGCATTCATTGAAGAATTTATATTTCCTTGTCCTGCTGGCGTATCTCTGCCAGGTCTAGTCCAGGACTGGTAAGCAAATGTTACTGATAATCTCAGAACATCATTATCTGCCCATGTTACTGCCTGTGGATTAACAACCATTGGCCAGGCCTTATGTAGAGACCAAGCATATGTGGCCGTAGGTGCGTTCATAGATGATGAACCTGTATTTCCACCGGTTTTATTATATTCTGCTAACTGAAAAATCTGAATCTCTGCATAGTAATCTTTTGCATAGTTGAAATCATAGATGTTAGAAGGGTTAATAACTTCCATCCAATCATCAAACATCTGTCTTTCGAAACTTTCTGTCCGACATAAGAAGGTCATATCTATACCTTCTCCATACTTACTATTGCGTGGAAAGTTAATAGCAGGTCCATAATATCTGGCCGATGCAATGTCGAAACCACGACCTGGTAATTCTGTTGCTTCACAAAGATAGGTCATATCTTTAATAAAGTTATTGTATCCAATTCTTGTGAGAATATTTGAACTACCTGAAGGCATAATACGAACAGCAAAACGGCATTGCTTCGCCGGCCCGCCAAGGGTGTTGATATAAGAACTTAAATCTAATATAGATAGATTGCTCGGTGAATTTTGAGGAACGAATGATGCCATTAGTAGTAAGCCTCGATTTTGTCTCTTGTAATGATTTCCATTTCTTGGAATGCTACGGATAATAAGCAAGAAACTGGATAACCATTTCTGAATGTGGACCACTCACCTTGTGGTGTATAGTTTATATTGATGTTGGTTAGAACACAACGACGAATTTTTGGAATAGCAAGGTTCTCTTGACCCTTATTATAGAACTTAATTTCAAACTCTGCTGGCGTATCAAACAATAGAGAGGTTTTCTGGTTTAAATCTGGTGCAGCAAATCTACGAAGATTCCAAATAATACGGTCCATGGATTCGGATTCTTTTTGTGAAGAAGGTGCCATCATAAAGGTAAACTGAAAGGCACGAAGGTTGGTGCTTCTATACAATACTTGAACACCAGGATTAATAGGATGACCAAACATACTAGGCATTGCACCAACATCGGATGCGGAACCAACCGAACCACCTGCGAAAATACCTAATGCTGCTTTACCTCCTAAGTTGGTTAGTTTAATGTCGGTATATTCGTGCCTATCTTCATAGATGATACCTGAACCACCTTCACCAGCACCTGGAATAAAAAGACCTACTGCATATGCGGAGGTGTTTCTACCAAAACCTGATTGATTGACGGTAGTAGAGGGCCCGGTGCCCACATTAATAGCACCATTTGGTACTTTAGCAGTAATAGTCATCCAGTGACCATAATAATCTGAACCAAGGTCCTCAGGAAAAACATCATAACTAAATCGATATTGCTTCGGGGCAAAATCTCTCAATGCACTTTCAAGTTTATTTACACCACTTTTAATATCATAATCTTCGCTTGCAAATGCCGCCTGAAACTTATCTTGCCAACTGTCGGTCATCTAATCCTCCGATGCTACATATTATTTAGCAAAGGTATTGGGAATGGAAAAGAAAGAAAGTCATTACAAACAAGGATTTTTTAAACCTAAGAATCCAAAGAAATATATTGGTGACCCAACCAACATAGTCTATCGTTCTGGTTGGGAGAAAAAGTTTATGAACTACCTTGATGAACATGAACCGATTATCAGATGGGGTTCAGAGGAAGTGGTAATACCTTATATCTCACCAGTAGATAATAGACCACATAGGTATTTCGTAGATTTTTATTTCGAGGCTAGGGCTGCTGATGGTTCTATTAAGAAGATGTTGATTGAAATAAAACCATATGCACAAACACAAGAACCTAAAATACCTAAGAGAAAGACAAAAAGGTTTATAACAGAGGTTATGACCTATGGTGTTAATCAGGCCAAATGGAGGGCCGCTAAAGATTATTGCACCAATAAAGGTTGGGAATTTCAAATTCTTACTGAAAATGAAATATTCTCAGGAAAGAAGTCTAAATAATACATGGCAAAAGAATATACATCCGACGAATTGGCCAAGTGGCTGTTGGAGAAGGCCGAAGAAGCAAAAAGGCCTGATATTGCTCGAAAGTTTATTATGAGCAATGACCAACGTGGTGCTGATAGTGCTATTACCGGAAAGTTATATTTCTTTAAGTATGACCCAAAAGGTAAACTTATATTGCCAAAATATGATAAGTTTCCTATGTGCTTTCCTATTGAGCAAAAGAGTGATGGATTTATAGGTTTAAATCTACACTACTTGGGTGCAGGAGCAAGAGAAGGATTCGTAAACAGATTGATGGTGTTCAAGAATAATAAGTATGGTGATGACCGTGCTAGATTAAGATTATCATATGATTTGATTAAGTCTACACCTGTTATCAACCAATTGGCACCAGTTTGTATTAAGAGATACTTATATACTAGAGTTAGGTCAAGGTTTATTGAAATATATCCAGATGAATATGATAAAGCAATTCAACTACCCGTAGAAAACTGGGTATTCAATCAATAAAGGTAAAAGATGGCAACACCATATTTCGAAAGTTTTCCGAAAACTGATTATAAAATAAAAACATCTAATCTTTATGATTATTCCGAGAAGGTGACAAACATCTTTTTCAGACTAGGTATGATTCGTGAGGTGTTAAACAATGTGGCGTCATACTACATTTATGAGATTGAAGAAGGTGAAACGCCCGAAGTTCTAGCAGATAGAGTTTATGGTGACATTAATGCCGGATGGATGATACTGTATGCTAATCAGATTTTCGACCCGCAGTTTGATTGGCCACTAACATCTAAACAGTTTGATAAGTATATTGCTGGTAAGTATGGTTCAATTGCCAATGCTAAGACAGGTATTCATCATTATGAAAAGATTATTGAACGAACTGAACCACAATCTGGCATTACAACTATTACCAAACTACCTCTATCTTACCAAAGATTTACTGTAAATAGGCCGGATGTGCCTTTTGATTTTTATGTTCCTTATCTCGAATCAAAAGGAACAACTGTTGATTCAACTTTAATTAAGGCCGATTCAACATTATATACATCAGATAGTGAAGATGTTATCGATGAAGGTTTGCCGACCGTAAAACAATACGAGACAATCAATATTGATGGTAAAACAATCACCGAGGTATCATATGCTAACTATATGACCAATTATGATTATGAGGAAATTTTAAATGATGAAAGAAGAACTATTAAGATTATTAAAGCAGAATATTACTCAATGATTTCCGAGCAATTTTCAGAATTGACCGGGACACTGAAACCATTTCTTAGAAGATTACCATATACATGAGCCAGAATTTAAATTATACAGACGACGATTTTACTAATGCACTAGTATCCATCCAAGGTTTCGACATAGGCGGAACTATGGACAGTTTCCCGCAAATGACAATTAAAGAGATTGTCCTTGCAGAAAGTCTATTGACACCTGGACTACAGACATCGGTAACATTTCAATCTCAACTCTATACTGGTACATATAAAAACTTTGATTCCTGGAAAAATCAGAACATCAATTTCACTTTAATAAAAGAAAACGGCGCATTTTTACCAGTGCTGCAAAAAGTCTATAGATTAGACAATAGAGACTTTATGCCCGTCAACGTAGGTCAGACAGAAGAATTTACTATTCATGCCTGTGACCAGACCCTATTGAATGATGCCAAGACATTGGTTTCTAAATCATGGAAATGTACCGAACCATCCGATATTGTTAGTTATGTCCTACAGTCTTGTGCTGGTGCTACTCTAATCGATGTTGAGAATTGTGGCCCTACTAGAGATTATATTGCCGAGAATATTCATCCATTTCAGGTAGTGGCGCAGCAAGGTAACGTAGCATTAGCAGGTGATGACCCATCTTTTGTTCACTTTATGACATATGCACCTGGCGGTGGACAGCATCATTTTAGGTCACTTAAAAGTCTTTGTCGGCAAGGACCAGTCGCCACATATAAACATGGTGAAAATGGTTTCGACGGTGGTGCAGGGCCATTAAACTCTGGCGGTTATCAAAATCCAAATGTTGCTCTTGCATTTATGTTCCCTTGTGATTTTGATTACTTATCTGACCTATTAAATGGTCTAGATGAAAATGGCCAGAATATGAATACAGTTGCCATGTTCAATCCATTAAATCTATCCGCATTTCAGGTTGGTAATTCTTCTGGTGGTTGTGGCATTGGCGGTTTCAACTTTAAGTCTGCTATGTCAAACTCAGGTACCTCTCAGCAAATGGATAGCTGTAATTATGAGGTAGAAAAGTATTTGCTTAAACGACAAGCAAGAATGGCATTGCTCGAAAGAGATAAAGTGGCATTGCGTATGACAGTGCCGTGGAATCCAAATCTACATGCAGGTTCAGTTATTAATCTGGATTGGAGAGATAGATATGGTAATATAGTTTATGGTAATGGTACTTATTTGATTTCTTCTATGCAGCATATCGTCCGACTCGGCGGTTTTGCTGTTACATCTTTAGATTGCGTTTCAACATCCGTGGCAGGAGGAATAGTATAATGGCAGGTTATGGTAATTTTCCAGGTCCACAGTCTGGCATTCAGCCAGCAATCATAGTTGGTGGACATCATAATGACCCAGCATCCGACCATTCTTCTGGTATGAGAGTTAAATCACCACTAGAACATGGTTCAGATGTTAATATCTCAGATTTAAACTTTGCACAGATGATGCATACACCTTCTGGGTTTTCACAGAACTCGTTTCAAGGTGTATTGGATCCAGGTTCTCTCGTTTATATTCTTAAAAACGTAGGCACACCTGGTGGTATTATTCTTGGTCAAGGTAATCCCGTTCTAGAACAAGGCGGCGGCCAGGCCGGTTCAGGCAGTCTTATGGGCGGTGATTTTCAGGAACAACGTCAACAAGATATTGGCGTTTCTGTTCCACCTGATATTCAAGAAGGTGAGGACCGTGGTGCAAAAATCCGTAAGATTAAAGAAAAAGGACAGATGCACAGTCTGCACTTACTAGACGGATTTCCTGGTCACGGTGCTTTGTTTGACATGACAGGATTCCGTATTCCTGAAATGAAAAACATCCCGACAGCAAAGCAAAAAGGTCAGCAAATGATGACCAATGATATGATGGACCAATTACAGGGTACCATCGGTTCATTAGGTGGTATGTTGCAAGGTCTTATGTCAGGCGGTGGTATGGGTGGTTTTGGTGGTAAAGGAGGAGGCGGCGGTGGCGGAGGTGCAGGTGCCGGTAACTTTGGTGTTTCTTTTGCGCCTAATGGTGTTGCTGAACCAGGTACCGTAGATGTTTCTATGGCCGGCGCAACCAATAATCTTTCACCACAGATGAAAACAGCAGTTAATAATCTCAGAACATTGGTTCAAGGTTACGATACATCAAACGGTGTTGCATTTGCCACTGGTGGCCAGGTTCATGAAGAAACTTATCTAACTAACGCACAAGAATTAATAAATCAGGTAACATGCCTAGATGACCTTATGAATTGTATTAAGCAACTTAATTTGAATGATGACCTAAAAGGAACGGACAAGTTAAATGTCCTTGAACAAGAAATTGAAACTGTTTGGGGAACAGCATTACAACAGGTGACCTATGACGGACAAGTTGTCCTTGAGTATTCTCAGGACGCTATTAATGCTATGGCTACCTTTGCTAATACGATATCAAGTTCCAATACAACCGCAGGTGCTGGTGTAGCAGGGTTCTCTCCAGCACCTTCCACGAGCGCAGGCGGCGGCGGTGGTAAAGGTGGAGGCGGTAGCAAGTCTGGTATGGGTGGTATGTTTGGTAAAGCGTCCTCCTCGATTATGGAAATGATGCAAAGACTTCCTCAGGGTGGTCAACAGGAAATGAAACAGATGACGGAAAAGTTATCTGGAGGAATGGACCAACAGAAACTAATGCAGATTGTTAAGGCAACAGTCGATGGTGGTAATCCACTAGAAGCACTCAAATCAATCATATGATAGGAATATAAAATGGCAGGTAAATCAGGTTCAGGTAGCGGACAAAAATATCAGAATAATAACCCTGGTAAAGAAACACCAGAAAAGTTTGACCGTCCTGCTGGTGTAGGTGGTTCACAAGGTTCTGGTAAATATCCAAACTACTGGTCTTATAAATCAAGGTCAGGCCATAGTTTGGTGTTTGATGACTCGAAAGGTGAAGAAACAGTAAGTCTACAGCACCGTTCTGGTTCTGCTATTCAAATGATGCCAGATGGTGCTTTACATATAACGGCACATAACTCAAAATATACTGCTACATTCGGTGAGGACCGTCTAGTTATCTCTGGTGCCCACGATATTGTGGTAAAAGGTGATGCTTCACTTAGAGTATATGGTGATTATAATGTCACCTGTCATAAAGATTATAACCTAACTGTAAATGGTAATTTCAATATGGTTGCCAAGAACCATAATCGCCATGTTCGTGGTAATATTGATACCAAGGCAAAAAGTGAGAACAAGAAACTTGAAGGTTCGTCTACCATGACGGCACAAGGTGCTATTGCTCATACATCTAAAGGTTCTGCTACTCTTGCTTCATTAGACCAGTTGCATATTGGTGGTTCTAAAGGAATGAATATGCAGGTTGGTCAAGGCGATATTACAAGCAATATTGAACAGGGTAATTTTCATTTTGAGAGTAAGAAAGGTACATTTGAGGCCAGGATGAAAGATGCTATTAAGTTTCTTTCTGATAGTGGTGCTATTCATATGATTGCACAAGAGGCAGCAAAGATTTTATCTAAACAAGGTAATGTCAATATCTCTGCCGACTCTGGTGATGTTAATATGGAAGCCTCAGGTAAAGCATTAGTTAAAGGTGAGTCCGTTGGTATTAAGGGTTCTTCGCAGACTTATGTTTCTGGCCAGACTGTTAGTGTTAGAGGTACACAGGCAACAAATGCTGGTGCTTCTGAAACAGACATGCCTTCATTTAATATGATTGATGCACTTAAAGCAGTAGGTAAACTTGGTACCGCAAAAGCAGTTACACAACCACAGGAAGAACAGTCACAAGACCCCGGTTGGTTCTAACTAAATAAGGAAACTAGTAAAGGTCTAATATGGCACAAGTTAATTACGTCAACCGCAGTCCAGACTATAAAGATTTGGATTTGGACTTTTTTGCCAATCCATCAACGGGTGATGTGTATAAGAAAGAAGGTGATGAGGCTATTAAAAGGTCTGTTCGGAATCTTCTCTTTACTAATTTCTATGAACGGTTATTTCAACCATATATTGGTTCTAATGTTCGCAAACTATTGTTCGAACCTATAAATCCGTTTACACTGGTTCTGTTACAGAATGCCATAAAAGAAACAATAAATAACTTTGAATCAAGAGTTAGATTGGTTGATGTTACTGTCAGTTCCGATTTAGATAATAATGGTTTCAACGTCAGATTACAATACATCATTTTAAATAGAAACCTGCCTGTAGACACAACTTTATTCTTAGAGAGGATTAGATAATTTCAGATGGCAACCGCTAATAATACCTCACTCACAGTTGCAGATTTAGACTTCTTTTCCATCAAGAATAATCTAAAAACCTTTTTAAGGTCACAGTCGGAATTTACCGATTATGATTTCGATGCCTCAGGTCTTTCTGTTCTATTAGACGTTCTTGCTTATAACACTTATTATAATGCTTTCTATCTAAACATGGCTGCTAACGAGGCCTTTCTAGATACCGCACAACTACGCCAGAACATTCTATCACAAGCAAAGTTGGTCAATTATATTCCTGCTTCACGCCAAGGTGCTTTGGCAAAGATTAACATTCTTGTTACACCTTCTCTTGTTGAAAATCAACAAATTAACTTTATAACTCTTGACCGTTATACAAGACTTATTGGTCGTGATATTAATGGTGTTAACTATCCGTTCGTAGCAATTAATGCCAATACCGCTTCTAAGAGCGGTGGAACATTCTTATTCTCTAATGTATTTATTAAGCAGGGTGAAGTTGTCACAATGCAATTTCAGGCAAACACTGCCAACCCGAAAAGAAGATTTGAAATTCCTTCTGCGAACGTTGATACAACCACTATTACAGTGGCAGTTCAGGAGTCATCTTCAAACACATATACAGAACAATATACCCTAAACGAAGATTTGACCGAGATTTCAGCCAACTCTACTGTTTATTTTATGGAAGAAAACGAGAACTTAAATTATACCATCTATTTCGGTGACGATGTTCTAGGTAAGAAACCAAAGAATGGTAATATTGTTACTGTCACCTATCTTGATACTGCCGGTGCACCAGCAAATAATATCAATAAGTTTACCTTTACATCTAGAATAGCTGGACTGTTTAGAGATAATGTTAGTATCTCAACTGTTTCATCTTCTACTGGTGGTACAGATAAAGAAACCGATGACCAGGTTAAGTTCCGTGCACCATACTTTTATTCTGCTCAGAACCGTGCGGTAACAAAAGATGACTATGAGTCACTGATAACCAAAGATTATAATAACATTGATGCCGTTTCTATTTGGGGTGGTGAAGAAAATGACCCGGTCATTTACGGTAAAGTTTTTGTGGCACTAAAGACAAAAGGTTATTACACACTAACCGACCTTGAAAAAGAAGAGATTAAAAATAATCTGATTCGTTCACGTAACGTTTTGACGGTTATGCCAGAGATTGTTGACCCAGATTATTGCTTCCTGCTCCTTCGTGGTAAGGTTACATATAATCCCGTTCTTACTCAGAAAACGGCCGATGAGCTGCTATCAACCGTCAGACAGGCCATTGAACAGTATAACAATGACCAGTTGAATACCTTTAGGTCTATTTTCAAGTTATCTAAACTACAGCAATATATCGAATCATCTGAACCATCTATCACTGGTTCCGATTTGAACATCTATTTACAGAAACAGATTGATATTGAAAATAATAAATCAAGAAAATATATCATCAAGTTTGGTTCAACCCTAAGAAAAGGTGATATTCAAGAAAAACTATTTTCATTCCCACAGATAGTAGTTTTTGATAATGCCAACATTGAACGTCAGGTATTCATTGAAGAAGTTCCTGAATCTTATACTGGTGTAGGTTCTGTTGTCGTCTTAGATGCTGGTACTAATTATACCACCATACCAACTATTACTATTACTGGTGACGGCACAGGTGCCACAGCATATGCAAAGATTGTCAATCGTCGAGTCGTTGAAATCATTGTTACTAACAAAGGTTATAACTATACCCGTGCCACTGTTTCCATTCAAGGTGATGGCGTTGGTGCTACTGCATTTGCTAGAGTTGAAAACAATTACGGTACACTAAGAACATTCTACTATAAATCAAATGGTGAAAAAGTTATTGTTAATGAAAATGCAGGCACAATTGATTACCTAAACGGCATTGTTGAATTAACTTCTCTTCTAACAAACAGTGTTATTCTCAATGAATATTATGACGAAAATGTTCTGACTGTTAATGCGGTTGCTGCCGATGAAATCATTTATCCATCAAGAAGCCGTATCTTTGCTATTGACATGAATAACCCTCAGAGCATCCAGTTGGAAATTGTTGAAGGACGATAATGGCGACTTCTAATAATAAAACATCATTTCTTGTTTCTTCACAAGTTCCACAATTTGTTGCCGATGAACATCCAAAGTTTATTCAGTTTTTAGAAAAGTATTATGCCTTTCTAGAACAAGAAGGCGAGTTATTAGACACATCTAAAAATCTTACTAACAATATGAATATCGACCTGGCCGACGAAAGATTCCAGGAGAAAATCTATAATCAGTTTCTAAAGTTGTTATCGGTTAATGTTATTACCGATAAGACAACTCTTATTAAATACATTAAAGACTTTTACCGTGCAAAGGGTACCGAAAATGCGGTTAGATTCCTTGCACGTATTCTATTTAAAAAAGAGATTGAGTTCTATTATCCAAAAACGGATATTCTTCGTGCCTCTGATGGTAAGTGGTATATTGAACGTTCACTCAGAGTTACCGACGTTGCGGTAAATAACGTTTCTAATACAATTGCTCTACTTAACTTTAAAAACCATACTATTCGTGGTGCATCATCAAATGCCACCGCTAAGGTCGAAACAATCGATGTTTATTATGATAAGGGTGATATTGTATCCGAATTAAAACTATCCGGTATTCGTAGAGAGTTTGAATCCGAAGAAACAATTTTTGCCTATTTCATCGAAGAAGGTGTTGATAAGAGAATTTCCGCTAACATCTATTCTGGTATTATTACTGGCGTTCGTGTTTTAAAGAAAGGTACAGGTTATATTGCAGGTACCACTGTTCCGCTTATTTCTGCAACAGGTCGTAACGGTGATATTAAGATTAATAGAGTTACCGCAGGTTCTCTAAAGGCCATCGGTGTTACATACGGCGGTGCTGGTTACGAAGCTAATGACGAAGTTCTGGTTACAACATCATTTGGTGGCGGTGGTATTGGTGCATCGGGTCAAGTGACGGCCGTTGATTTGACCGAACAGTATCATCCAAATACCTATCAGTTTGTTGGAACAACTATATCCGCCGAAGAAAACACCATTCTTTCAAATGTGGTATTTTCTAATCTAAACTCTTCTAACATTTATACAACCATTGCCAATGCAATGCAATATTGGACATATGCCAACTGCGGTCCAATTCTGACTGCCGGTGTTACCAACTCTGGTGAAGGATATAATATTCTTCCAACATTGTCCGTTAGAGGTAATACTTACATTCGTTCACTTGGTGTTATTGGTCGTGTAGGTGTTGTTACTGGTGGTTTAAACTATAACATTGGCGATTCTGTAGAGTTTATTAACCCGATGGGTGGATACGGCACAGGTGCCCATGCCGAGGTTACAGAAATTGCTGCTAATGGTGCTATTAAAGAAGTGAAGATTACTGCCATTCCTGGTCATACGGCAGGTGGTTCAGGTTATAGCAGAATTAAAAAACCAATACCAGTTGCCAACTCACTAACTGGATATGGTGCAACATTATTAACCGAGGCCTTCTTGGCCTCTGATGACCAATTACAACCTCTAACCGATGATATTGGTGCTATTGAAGAACTAATCATTATCTCTGGTGGTACAGGTTATCTAGAACCACCTATACTAGACTTGTCCACTCATGGTGACGGAACTGCCGAAGCAAATGCAACCGTTGCTAGGGTTCTTTACGTTTATCCAGGCCGTTATCTAAATGATGATGGTCATATCAGTGGTTACAACTTCCTAGAGAATAGAGATTATTATCAAAATTATTCTTATGTTGTTAAGATTGATGAATCACTCAACAAGTATAGAACCGCACTAAACAACTTAACACATCCACTAGGATTGAAACTGTTTGGTGAATATGCTTTCACTAACGACATTGTTATTAATAGAGAAATTGATGTTTCAGATACAGCAACTACATTGTTCTTAGAAGGTAACTATCAAATCTTCTATAAGAACGCCACATATAACGTTAATAGTCAGAATGTAACATACTCTCCGGTTTCATTCTCATCAACATATGCAGCAAATAATCAGTTCAGAAATGATAGTTACTATGCCAACGGTTCCAATGTTGTTATATCGTCGCCTGTGCATGGATTTGCCAATAATGATTATGTGTATGTTTCCTTCACGACAAACGCTACAGCAAATCTAATAGATGGTCTGTATACCATTTATAGAAACAATACAAACTTCTTTACGATTACCACACAAAACACACACAACAATGTGTTAGGTAGTTCTATATCTTATGATCCGAGAATTATTATTAAGGCTAACTCCAATACCACATTTAATACATTATTACCAGGTTCAAATGTATATGTTCAATTTGGTGTTGTCGATCCATATTTGACTCAACAGAAGTATACCGTATTCTCGTCAAATACTACACAGTTTACTGTCATTGATGTAGATATTCCTAACATCTTTGTGGATTCTGGTAACTGTAATGTTTGGACATCACACATTCATGTCGTTGCTAATAATCACAATTTCATTAACAATGACAAGTCATATATCACTTTCTTAACAGGCGACATGGCCAATACCACAAACGGTTATACAAACGTTTACAACTCAAATGCAAACACAATTGTTTATGTGCTTAAAAATCCTGTGTTTGGTAATGGTGGTAACGCCAATATAGTTCTTAAAACTGTTACCGTTTATTCAGCAAACAATGCTCAGTCTGACAATGCTAATGTCCAGGTTTGGTTTACCTCAGGTGATACTTCAAATACCGTTAACGGTGTTTACATGATTGATTATATCGACGGTAATACATTCAACATTACATTAAATCAAATCACTATAAACAGTGGTGGCGCCACACTTTATACCAATAATTCTGTGTTTAACGTAACACTAAAAGACCATGGTTATAATGACGGTGATAGAATTTATATGGAATACGTTAGTGGTGATTTGTATAGCATTGCCAATGGTATCTTTAAGGTTGAGAATGTTTCTGACGTTGATACATTCTCCGTCTATAGAAGCGACCTGGTCATTACAAAAGCAAATGGTATAGGTTCACTGACAGCAACAGCCAATACATTCCGTGTCTCTACGGCCTTGTATGAAACTGTTGGATAAATAGTTTATTGAAATTATAAGAGGCATAACTTGACATCAAGATTTTCCAAAGATATCGAAATCTATAGCGCCAAACAATTCAAAGAATCGGTTTCTGAACCACAATCATCTAATGTTTATTTTACTTTTGGTAAGGTAATACCTTGGGCCAATGATGCAGAACCTTTACAGGCAAATACCGGTTCAGCGGCAATCTATGATGTTTGGAAGAACATGATTGGTGCAAAGAGAATTTCTGGTAACGATATTCGTCACGTTGTTCCTCGTCACGACTGGACGTCAAATACAGTTTATAATTCTTTTGACAATCTAACGGATTCACTAGACTTACATAATACAAGTTTTTATGTTGTCACTAGTGATTGGAACGTCTATAAGTGTTTGTCAAATAATTATAGTAAACCTTCAACATCGATGCCAACCTCAACGGCAACTATTTCCAATTTTCAGACGACAGATGGTTATATTTGGAAATATATGTATACCATTAACGCCGATGAAAGATTGAACTTCCTTACCGATTCTTATATGCCAGTTAAAACACTGTCAATTAACGATGGTTCGGCACAATGGTTGGTTCAGAATTTGGCCATTGATGGTGCTATTGATACCATTTTAGTAACAAACACAGGTTCAGGTTATACCAATACAAACGTTTCTGTAATCATTACAGGTGATGGTATTGAGGCAAATGCCTTTGCACAGATTAATACATCAACCAACACCATTTCATCTATCATCGTAGATAATCGTGGTTCTGGATATACCTATGCCAATGCAATCATCTATCAGGCAAACAGTGTTGGTTCAAATGCAACTGCTAGAGTTGTTATGTCACCGGTTGGTGGTCATGGTAAAGATGCACTAGCAGAACTCGGCGGTTCATACCTTATGTTGAACCTTAAACTAAAGTCGGATGAAAACGGTAGATTTATTGTTAATAACGATTATAGACAGATTGCTATTATCGAAGATCCATATTATTGGTTAACAACAATACCTGCATCTAATACAATCTTTAGTCAGTTAACAGTAGTTTCTCTAAATGGTATTTCAGCAGAATATATCGAGGATGAAATCGTTTATCAAGGCACCACACTTGCTAATGCTACATTCAAAGGTGTAGTTGCCCAGTGGGATAGTTCTAATAATATTATGAAACTAACAAATGTCGAAGGAACACCTGCATCAGAACTATTAATTGGTTCACAAAGTACCGGTGCACGATTCTTGGATTCCGTTATTGCACCAGACCTTAGACCATATTCTGGTAAACTACTATATATAAATAATATCAAACCAATCGAAAGATCCGTAGATCAAACAGAGTCTTTCAAAATTATCTTGAAATTCTAATAAGGATAAAAAATGGCAGCCGCAAACGTAGTTAATACTCTCATTGTTCCAGCCGAATCTAAAGTCGCTCCATACTATGATGACTTTGATGAATCCAAAAACTTTCACAAAGTTATGTTCCGTCCTGGATATGCGGTCCAGGCCCGTGAGTTAACACAACTTCAGACCATTCTTCAGAATCAGGTCGAAAGATTCGGTCGTCATATTTTCGTTAATGGTTCTTCCGTAATTGGCGGCAAACTAGACCTTATGGATGTTACTACACTTAATGTTTATCCTGAATATGCAAATTCGGCCATTGATATTACTACCTTTAAAGATAAGACTATCCGATATTCAAGTGGCAATAACTTCGTTACAGCAAGAGTTGTTTCAACTACACCTGCATCAAATATTGCTCCTCCTTCAATTCAGGTTAAGTATCTAACTGGTACCGAATTTGGACCAGGTGCTACTATTAGAACAACCGATTATACTATTACTGCCAACTTAGTACCAACATCAAACGTTTCTTCTAATGGTGCCGTAGCATTTATCTATGATTCTATTTACTTTATGCAAGGACACTTTATTAAAGTTCCTGCACATTCTGTTGTAGTATCTAAGCATAACAGAAGCGCAAATGTTAAGGTTGGTCTAGAACTACTTGATAATATTATTACCGAAGAAGATGATATTTCTTTATTGGATCCTGCACTAGAGGCATCAAACTATCAGGCACCAGGTGCCGGTCGTTATCAACTTATTCTAAACCTGGCCACACGTGCCCTTGACAGCATTGACGATGCCAAATGGATTCAGATTGCTAAAATCCAGGACGGTGTTATTAGAGAACTTATTTCAACTCCAATCTATTCGGAAATTGAAGATGTGTTGGCAAGACGCACATACGACGAATCCGGTAACTATATTGTTAAACCTTTTAGACTTAAAGTAGAAGAGTCTGAGACTGATCCTTCAAATAACTTTACTCTTGTAGTAAGTCCAGGTAAGGCATACATCTATGGTTATGAGGTTGAGAATCAAGCAGAAACCCGTATTGAAATTCCAAGAGCAAGAACAAAAAATTACGTTAATAACTTTGCATTGAATACCAACTATGGTAGATATGTTATTGTGGACGATTTGAAAGGTGTTTTTCCAACATCTTCGATGGGTGTTGTTGACTTACACTGTGTCACACCTGATCTAATCAATCGTGCATCCGTAAGTACCTATAACTCTTCAAAGATTGGTACGGCTAGGGTTCGTGATATCAATTTCTATAATGGTGATGCAAACACCACTAACAGAAAATTTGAATTTTATTTCTTTGATACAAAATTCAGATCCATCACCGGAAATGCAACATCAAACTCGGTGACACAAAATACTATCATTATGAGTGATATTAAAATTTCTTCGGCTAATGATGCATACACTGGTGCTTACATTAAGATTGTATCTGGTAATTCTGCTGGCGACGTTAGAATTATTTCTTCATACTATGGCCCAACTAGAACGGCTACTGTGTCACCTCCATTCTCATATATGATTGACACAACTTCAAACTATCAGATTGAGTTTGATTTTACTGATACCGATTCATTTGTAACAGATTCGGTACTATCGGAAACAGGTGCCACTTCTAATGCCTCGGCAAGAATATCAATACAAAGTAAAGATGACGGAACACTAACAGGTAATACCTTTGTTTATGATCCAGAATTATCATCATCTTTGTTCGCATTTCCACAATCATACATTGCTCCTGGCCTTACTGACCAGTCTTACCTATATCGTAAGGTGTTTACAGGCATCTCCTTCAGCACAGGTAATTCATCTGTTATAACCGCTGGTACAGATGAAGATTTCGTTGGTTCAACCACCAGTTCTAATACATCTTCTGTAGTAATGGATAACTTCCTTGTAATTGTCACTGCCAATACCGGTAGTGTTAGAAAACTTGGTGAACAAATTCCTGTTTCTGTAACTGTGACATCATCTTTACCAGAACAAGCCACACTACATACAGGAAACACCTCTGACTCATTCGTTGCAACTGTCTATGCTAAAATGAGAACAAGAGATTCTGCCGCACAACCAAGAGTTAAGACCCTACAACTTGCTAATACTACTACATTCTCAACTGCTCCTGCTGATGGAAACTTTTTAAGTTCAACAGGATCGAATACATATGTTTATGTAAGTAAAGGTCAAGTTGCTATTAAAGATCCATCTTCAAACGCATTTGAAAGTTTGTATCTTTCGGATGTTATTGGAATGGTTAAGGTTTATAATAAACCAACTACTCCGGTTGCTGGTGAGGATTTAACGGTATTAACGGATGTTACGGAAAGATATCAGATTGATAGAGGTCATAGACCTACATATTACGATCATGCCGCAATTCGCTTAAAAGCAGGATACGCTCCACCTAGAGGATGGATTATCGTTTGCTGCCGCCTTTATCGTTCTACATCTGACGTTGGATATTACAGTGTCGATTCTTATCCTTATATTGCTAATACGGTTTATGAAGAAGGTAACAATATCGGTACAGGATATGCGCTAATACCACAAATTTCTGGTATGCGTCTATCTGATAATATTGACTTTAGACCTATTCGGCCAAATGCCTCGAATAATGAGTTTTTTAGTTTTACATCTTCGAGAATTCCTGTACCTGCATCAGATTTCATTTGCGATTATTATCACTATCTCGAAAGAAGAGATATTCTTACAGTAGCAATGAACGATTCTGTAAGTCTGAGTAAAGGTATACCTTCAACTAATCCATATTTCCCAAATCAACCAGACAGAACACTTTTGACACATCGTCTACGTGTTCTACCATATACTATTAGAACTGACAGTATTGTTATTGAAAATGTGAACCATAGAAGATATACTATGGCAGACATTTCTATTATCGACCAACGTGTTAAAAATCTTGAATATAATGTTACACTTAATGCATTGGAGAAAAAGGCAGCAGATACCGTTATTCAAGACGTTGATGGTCTTGATAGAACTAAGTATGGTATTCTAGCCGATACTTTCACAAGTCACTTATTGGCCGATTTCTATAATCCAGATTATCAGTGTGCTATGGATATTGATGGTAGGTTCTCACCGACTGGCGGTATATTGATGCCAGGTAGTATGACTTACTATAGTAAGTTGGACGCCAATGGCGCAACTATGGTAAATGTTTCTAGACATGAAGATAAAGTTACTCTGGCATATAAAACAGTACCAGCAATTTCACAAGGTGTTGCTACAAAGGGTATTCCTCTAAACTCATATCAATATGCAGTCTTTAGAGGACAAATTATTACAACTCCTGAAAATGACAGATGGAAAGACACCACATATCTACCACCAGATGTCATTGATATTCCAGAACCAAAAACCATCATTATTGATAGAACAGTATATGTTAACAATACTATTGTTATTGAAACGGGACCACCACCGCCTCCGCCGCCAGAAACCGTTGTTGCTGAATATCTAATGCTTGATGGTGGTGCAGGTCTCACATACGATGCCAGAACAAAAACATTCGATCAACCGCCTAGATTTACTCCATATCAGTTGGATGCAAATGGTCTAACTCAGACTGTTGGTATGTCTAGATCGATGTTTGTTAAACAGATTCAAGCAGAAGCAAGAAATTCTGGTTATTTGGCAACAGTAGGAATTGATCCAACCGCTATCACCTCCACAATCGCCGATTGGGTAAATGATGCATATCGTCAAACTTTGGATAGACCAGGTGAATTATCAGGTTTGACATTCTGGTGTTGTATGGCTGCGGTTCATCATTGGAACAAAGGACAAACAGAATTTGAAATAACAAAAGGTGGTGTTGGTTCTGGTGAGGCTGTTGGTGCTATTGGTGCTCCTGATCGTCCAGTTTATAATCTGATTCCTTGGAGAATATTACTAGACAATGGTACTTATACACCTACCGCAGGTAAACAAATTATGTTGGGTAACGGTGTTACAATTAATGGACCTGATTCATCTGGTATTGATACTTCACAACCACCAACATCAGTTACATATGGCAACGGCGGTACATTGGCCGGCGTTGGAGCAACAGCAACTTCTCAGGGATTAACTTTGGATTCATGGGTTGAAAACCTATATGGTACAATTCTGAATAGAACTTCTGATTCTGCTGGTAAGGCATTTTGGAAACAAAAATTGGAAAGTCGTGAACTTAATCAGTATCAAGTCATTAATTTCTTCTTTGATTCAGAAGAATTTAAAAATCGTAAGATTACAGGAACACTAGATATTCCTAACTTGGTACTATAAAAAGAATTATTTTAAATATAGAAAGATTTTAAAGGAAACATACATGGCTACTACAGATTTATCTGCTATTGATACCACTAGTATTGCGCTAAGTGCCCAAAAAAATATTGCGGCACATCCTATTCAAGAATTTTCTAGTGTCAATAATGTTGTTCAGCCGGGTTTAGGTGAAGAAGTTAAAGGTGTTTTAACACAAACTACCACTTTACCTAGACAGAGTTCAATCAACTATGTTTCCGATATTAATATTGAAGCATATATGAGAAGGCAGACTATTGATTTCTTCGTCTATAATATGCGTCCTAATAGAAGGTTATATCCTTTCTTTTCTGGTAAAGACATTTCAAAAATTGTGCAGAAGCCTAATATTGTTGAATTGAATAATAATAAATCTTTCTACAGTTTGCTTCCAAAAACTACTTCCGAGTTATCTCGTCTTGCAGGTTCATCAGAACCACGAAACCGAGGAATTGTTGTTTGTGATAAACAACCAACTATCATAGCAACTGATGTTAATGGTAACCAAGCGGTCGATCCTAATATAGGCCGTGAAATTGATCTTAATGAAGAGGTGATTACCATAGGGATACCACAACCTGACAGAGGTGGTACCACCACACCTATAGCATATCAAACTATTGCTCCTCCTATTTGTCCTCCAGTTACGGAACATGAAGATAACGGATGGACTCCTGGTGATGGCGGAACCATTGTAGGTCCAATTGAAACACAGAGCGAATATGTCATCATCGGTGGTGGTATTGCTAGAGTCTATTATACTGAGTATGCCAAAAACGGTAGAACGATTCTATATATTTCAGAAATAGAGCAGATGAATCCGGATTTAATAACTATGGCAGGTAATACTGTTATGGGAATAAGGTCACAATCAACGGCTAGTGTTGTTTCATATCAACATCATAGTGGTTGGTTAAGATTAACAGATACACCGACAACAGATGCTACAAATATTGGCGGCGACAAAGTTTATGAAAGTCTAGGTGTTGTTAGACTTTCGCAGGACGCTTCCAATGAAGATGGATATTATGTAGGAAACTCGTTCACGATTTTAGATGGTTATATTCCTGGTGAAACAACCAGAATTACATCATATATTGGTGCTACCAGAAAAGCATATGTAGACCCTCCTCTTAAAGGAGTTAAGGATCTGGTTGCTATTAGAGGTGTTAAGTATTCAATCGGTGATGCTAGAGACCCTTATATTAGTGGTAATATTATTAGTCACTATAGTTCAACTAAAGGATTTTTTGCTGGAACTATACATCTTCCAGGTCCTAGCCTTTCTTCACCATTCAAGTTCACGACCGGTGAAAAACTATTTAAAATTACAGACAGTGCCCAGAATGATTCTGATGATGCAACCACAATTGCAGAATATATCTATAACTCATTTGGATTAAATATTTCTAGAGGTCAGATTATTGTCAATAATCCGGACGGTAAAGTTACAGTAGGTTCCGCACAAGGTGCAGTTCCTACGGCTGATGCTGCACCTCTATTGCCTCCGGTTAATGATACATTTTCTAGCACTGCCAGTGCTGGTGGAGTTGTTCAGGGGTATAAAAAGATTAGTCCAGTGGCTCAATCGTTTTATATCTCCGAGGTCGACTATCCAAAAGGAATTTTTGTACCATATATTGATTTGTTCTTCTCAACAAAGGGTTCTCTGCCTGTTGAAGTTCAACTCCGAGTTATGACAAATGGATATCCAGATGCTAAGAGTATTATTCCAGGTGCAGTTTCAGTGGTTGAATCAGAAGATGTGAGAATTAGTGTATCACCCGATCCAACTAATCCATTAACATACACTCGCTTTACATTTAACTCACCTGTGTATTTGTTTCCAGGTTTTGAATATGCTATGATAGTAAGTTCTAATGATTATGATTATGAAATTTATGCTACAGAACTAGGTGAAAAGATTATTGGTTCTGATAGAATTGTTTCTGAACAACCATTCTTAGGTAGTTTGTTCCGTTCTCAGAACGGTTCAACTTATAGTGCAATTCAGACTGAAGATTTGATGTTTGTTATTCATAAGTGTGAGTTCGTGAATAACGGTCAGATTGAGTTCTTTGAAGAAAAATTCCCTGAACAGACTTACGAGTATTGGCAGAGGAATACATATTATAACTCAAATACTGCATTTGATGTGTTTTCTGTTCACTCAGATTCTATTGAAATTCCTGGTACTACACTAGATTATAGTTATCGTGCCACCAATTTGAATGACTTGTCTGTGGATCCGACATATACAACATTTAAACCGGACTATATGATTCCTATGTCTGAAAGAAAGGTTGTTTTCGGTAAAGAATATCCTACAGTCTCGTTTAAGATGAAACTTGGGTTGACAACAACATCAAAGGATGTCTCGCCTATTATCTATGTTGGAAGACAGAACTTGGCCAGATCGGCTACAATCATTAATGATTTATGGATTACTCCTGGCAGCATCCAGATTTCAAATACAGGAAATGGATACACTACACAGAATACCAGTGTTATCATCACCGCAAATACCGGTTCTGGTGCTAACGGATATCCTCTATTCTTGATCAACAATGGTGCTAACATTTCAGCAAATGGTCTCCAAGGTACGACTTCCCAGATTGGAGGTTTTTATCTAGATGGTCGAGGTTCAGGATATGCCGAAGATATTAATATTTCAATCGTATCTTCCGATGCTAATGTTGTAAATGCTGTTGTTAGAATTCCATCTGAAACCGACCCTTCAGGTGGCCCCGCAGCGGCAAGATATATTTCCAAAACTGTATCGCTTGCGCCGGAGTTTAATGCAGGTGATCTAAGAGTATTCTTGACTGCTATCAAGCCTATTAATACAAACATCTATGTTTATTATAAGGTTAAAAATACTTATGATAACGAGGCTATTGAAGAAAAAAGATGGACTCTAATGAAAGAAGTTACGGGACCAGGTGGAGAGATTGCTTATACTTCAGGTTCCATACCAATTGAATTAGAATATAGACCTTCGTTCTCTTCGAATACTATTGTATATTCATCATCGACAGCAACATTCAATACCTTTAATCAGTATAAGATTAAGATTGTTATGGCGTCTGCTGGTACAACATTGGATAGTATTCCATATATATTTGATATGAGAGCAATCGCAATACCAGGAACCGAATAATGTCACTAGTGAAGATTGAAGGACATCCTGAATTGATGAAAGATACCAATTCTGGTGCCATCTTATATGTTGACCGTAAGGCTGATAACGAATACCAGCGGCAAAAAAGACTTATAAATAGTCAGAAGCAAACACAACAAGATATTTCCGATATGAGAGAAAAACTCGAGGATTTGGAAACCGTAAAACAAGAAATGCAAGAAATCAAGGCACTATTAAAGGAATTGGTTAGTAAATGACAATAGCAAACGTTTCACTCCTCAACACATTTGACCAGTGGCGAATCATAACCAATCAGGCAATCTATGCTGTAAATGATATTGAAAGCAATAATCTTTTCTATGCAACATCTAACACGGCATCATTGCGGGTCACTGGTAATGTTATGAGAACCGGAACGGTATCTATTGATACTAACCTGGTTACAAACGTTTCTGATAAATCGGTAACAAACATTGCTTCTGCTAATTTGGTTAACAGTGTGGCTAATGTGGCATATGCATACACCAACAATGTTTATGCGTTCGCAAATACATTAAATGTTGCTATTGTCGGTGCTGTAACAAATACAAATGCTGCCTTTACTAGGGTAAACTCGGTTTATAATGCCGTTAATACAGTCTATATTGTAACCAATTCCGCCTTCTCTTTTGCTAACTCGGTTAACGGATATGCATATGCTGTAGCCGTTTCAGCAAATAACTATGCCGGATTTATGGCCAATAGTTCTAACAACTATGCTGGTGCTATGGCTAATGCGGCCAATTCTGGTACTGGTACTTCCGCAAATAACTATGCTGGTGCTATGGCAAACTCCAGTAACAGTTATACCGTATCTGTTGGTGCTGCCGGTAATGCATACACATATAGTGTTTCGATCAATACTGCTGCTGCATTCCTTAAAGCAAATGATGCCTATAGCATTGCTCTTGCTGTTGGTGGTAATGCTTCTTCTAACATTGCAAATCTACAAAATAATCTATCTCTTGTAAATATCTCTTTTGATACTGCTAATGCAGGATTTGGACGAGCAAATGGTGCATTTTTTGTAACCAATACTGCATTTGGTTTCGCTAATACTATTAATACTTTCGCTTATGGTGTTGCCGTCAATGCTAAAGCAGCGTTTGATTCTGCTAACAATGTGGCACCTCAAGTTAAGCCTTCATTTGATACTGCTAATGCTTCTTATATCGTTGCTAATGCTTCTTATACATTTTCTAATGGTGTTGCAACAAATACAACTGCGGCATTTTCTCTTGCAAATACGGTAAACACATATTCAATTACTTCCGCTGCTGCTGGAAATGCATACTCCAATACAGTTGGAGCATCAGCAAATGCTTATACTATAACAGTAGGTGCAGCATCTAATCTATGGGCAAACATCGTTGGTGTTCGTGCAAATACATGGGCCAATGCAGGTATTATTGCTTCTTATACTACAGCAAATGGTGGTTACCTGGTAGCAAATGGTGCCTTTGATTTAGCAAATGGTGTTGTTATAAATGCTGCGGCCGCTTTTGCTGCTGCTAATAACGTAGCACCTCAGGTCACACCAGCATTTAATACTGCTAATGGTGGTTATACTGTGGCTAATGCAGCATTTGGTAAGGCCAATGGCGCAGCGACAAACGCCGCTGCTGCATTTAACCAGGCAAACGTTGATTATATTCACGCCTCGGCGGCATTTGATAAGGCCAATTCCGCAACAGCAACATCTGTTTCCTCAGGCACACTAACAGATGGTGCGACAATTAACTGGGATATCAGTCAATATCAGATTGCAACTGTTACATTAGGCGGTAATAGAACTGTAGGTAATCCTACAGGTAAACTTGTAGGAACTTATATTCTTCATGTAATTCAAGATGGTAGTGGAAATAGAACCTTAAATTGGAATGCAGCATTTAAATGGCCTGCTGGTGTTACTCCGATTCTTTCAACCACTGCTGGTGCCCGTGACGTATTCTCATTTGTCTGTGATGGAACAAACTTGTATGGTTCTTATATGTATGACGTAAAATAAGGTAACCAAGAATGAGTTTATTTCTTACACCTATTTTAACGACCACTAGAGTTGTAAATATCAATTCATCCAGTGATGTAAACTTATTCTCACAGGCAGGAAGTCCTGCATATCCGCTATATGTTTATGCATTTATTAATGGTAATATTACTGCTAGTAGTGCATCTAATCCAGCGTTCAGAACCGGCACCGGATGGTGGTCAGGTTCATTAGTATTCATTACTAATAATTCCAACATAACAGGATATCCAGGAAGCACAGGTAGTCCTGGATCAATAGGATCAACAGGTTCTACAGGAACTACCGGTTCAACCGGTTCACCCGGTTCTCCAACTTTTACAACAGGTTCACCCGGTTCAACAGGTTTTACAGGATCTAGCGGTTCAACCGGGTCACCCGGTTCTACAGGAACATCATCAAGCACTCCAGGTGCCGGCGGCGCCGGTGGTGGAGGCGGCACTCTTTATGCAAGTCCTTTTATGACAGGCCGACCCGGATCATCAGGCGGCACTGGTAGTACCGGTGGTCCTGGCGGACCTGGCGGAACAGGCGGACCAGGAAATAGAGGAAACACCGGCGGGTCCGGCGGATTCGGTAGTACCGGTGGTACTGGTGGCCCAGGCGGTCCAGGTGGCCCTGGAGGAACAGGCGGAAACGGAACACCAGGATTTACAGGTGGAACAGGTGGAACTTCTTTTCAAGCTGATTCATCAACAAATGTTAAAGTTTATCTAAGAAACTATTCAAATATTATTGGTGGTCCTGGTGGCCCAGGCGGGCCTGGCGGCGCAGCGGGACCAGCTGGTCCTGGTGGTCCTGGCGGTCCAGGAGGACCTGGTGGCAGCGGCGGTCCAGGAGGACCTGGTGGCAGCGGCGGACCGGGTGGTCCTGGTGGTCCCGGTGGCCCAGGAGGACCTGGTGGCCCCGGCGGACCTGGAGGCGGCGGAGGCGGCGGCGGAGGTGGCGGCGCCGGAACGGCACCTGTTTATGGAAATCCTTACGGTACAGATATGCATGGCGGCGGAGGCGGCGGAGGTGGCGGCGGTTCACCAGGAGGTGCAGGCGGTGCTGGTGGAGAAGGACAATATGTAGTTCCCCCTGGAGCACCGGCCATTAGCGATTCTAATTATAACGGTCAACCGGGTCCCACTAGTTATACATATGCTGGCCAGGGCGGTGGCGGTGGCGGTGGTACTGGTGCTGGCCAAGGCGGTACAGGCGGAAATGGATACCCACCTTATAATACTGGATATAGTGGTAATAACGGATCTACCGCCGGCGGCCAATGGTGGGTCTCTTGGTTCGGCGGCCCAGGTGGCGCAGCCGGTGGCACAGGTCCACAAGGTCCTACTGGACCTCAAGGCCCATCTGGTCCTATAGGTCCACAAGGTTTCACGGGTCCTAATGGACCGCCGGGGCCACCGGGACCCGCAGGACCTACAGGCGCACAAGGGACTCCAGGTTCACCAGGCAGCGCCGCAGGCAGCACAGGACCAGCCGGCAGCAGAGGTAATGCTATTTCAGGAAGTTCAAACATGACTATTTTGGTACAGGGAACTACAACAGGACCAATCGGATAGGAGATAATAAATGGAAGTAAAATATAGAATAATTCTTGTAGACCCTTCGGAACATTCAATCGTTGTAAGGTACTTTACTGATAAAATCACCGAAGAAATGTTGGCTACAGAGTTTGATGCTAATAATAAACCAGTTCTAACAGAAGAAGGTTTTCCTACTAGATGTAGAACCGACTATCATATAAATATATTTCAGGTCCCTTCTCCATCAGAGGAAGAGATTGTAAAGATTATTGACTACAATGCTCCGTATGATTGGCTCAATATGCAAGAGCAAATCAAGGATCCAGAAGTTGACACAAGTTTGTCTAATGTTACTAATCTGATTAACACCGTTGGAATTGCTGTTAAACCTTCAGCAATAATACAGGATTTGACCTTACCGCCTAATAACTAAAGGATAAGTGAAATGCTACAATATGATACATTATTCAATAATCCATTTGAGAGAAGGAGAGTAACTTATCCTTATGTTTGGTGGGACAACGCTTTCACTAACGAACAGTTGGATCAGATTTGTGAGATTGGTGATTCAAAAGATTTGGATGATGCCACTATTGTTGGAGGTCAAGATTCCGATGCTGTTAAAGATATAAGAAGGTCTAAAGTTAAGTTTATCGAGAAGGATAATTCAACGTCTTGGATTTTTGATTCACTTAACTATGTTGGTCAGACACTAAACAACCAGTATTATAATTTTAATCTCAACGGATATAGAGACATTCAGTATACCGTGTATGAGTCCGACGAAGAAGGTATGTATGATTGGCATATGGACACAATTTTGGGTAATCAACTTAACAATACTAGAGATTCAGAAACAAGAAAACTTACTTTGATTTTACTATTATCTGAACCTGATGTAGATTTTAGCGGTGGTGAATTAGAGATTAATCCTGGTCGTGAATCCTTTCCGGATAGACCTGTATTACCTAGAGGAAGAATACTCGCCTTTCCATCTTTTATGATACATAGAGTGAAACCTGTTACTGCTGGTATTAGAAAGTCAATTGTGGTTTGGATAGAGGGACCCAAGTTTATATAAATATAAGAAGAAACATTTACAAGGAATCCTATGGCCGAGTATGTAGAACTATACATTGACCAAGGTGCAGATTTCAGTACCACTATTGCTATCACAGACGATTTAACTAACGTCCCAGGCAATCTTTCAAGCATTACGGTAACAGGGCAGATTAGAAAGTCCTTGTTATCCGTTAATGCTTATGCTAATTTGCGTTGTGTCGTAACAAATGCTGCTAATGGCGAACTAGAAATTTCTATGACTGGTTCTAACACAGCCAATATGAAAGCAGGCAGTTATTTTTATGATATCAAACTAAGAGATACATTTAACACATCAACCCGGTTGATTGAAGGTGTAATTTTTGTTACTCCAGGAATCACAAGGTAACTAAGATGACCAACAGAATCACAGTAGGTCTACCAAGAAATGCCAAAGTTAATGTTGTTACTACACCTAAGAATAGGGTTGCAGTAACAAACAAAGGTGGTGTAGGTGGTGGAACAGGTGCCAAAACTTTAAGAGAGTTGATAGATGTTGATGCATCACAATCCTCTCAAAATGATGTTTTGGTTTATGAAGAAAGTCTAGGTAAATTTGTCATTGAAGAATTACCAAGAATCAATGGCGGAACATTCTGACATAATGAAGATTGGTGAAGGTGGAAGGAACTATAAATAGTTTAAATGATTAGGAAAACGGAGTAATCTTCTACTATGTCAAATACAATTATCCAAATCAAACGTTCAAGTACCACAGGTACACCACCTGGAGGTTCTTTATCCCCGGCAGAACTCGCTTACTCCTATGTGTCTAATAAACTCTATATTGGTTCTGCCAATGGTTTGGATACTATTGCAATTGGTGGTAAGTATTTTCTAGACCAATCAAATGCTGCCTATGATGTAATAAATGCCGCATATGGTGTAGTAAATGCTGCCTATACAAGTTCTAATGCTAACTATACATTAACAAATTCAGCATTTACCGTTCTTAATGCCGCATACACCATGGCCAACGCCAACTATGTGGTTACTAATGCCGTATTTACACAGGCAAATACCGATAATGTTAGATTATCAGCAGCCTATGTTGTAACCAATAGTGCTTTTACAGTATTAAATTCGGCATACACATCATCTAACTCCGGTTATGTCGTAGCAAATGCTGCCTTTAATCATTCTAATACACGATTTGCTGCTAACGGCGGTACGGTTTCTGGTTCAGTTAGCATTGTTGGTGACTTAACCGTTGCCGGTAATACTTACATTGTAGATACGACAACATTAGAAGTTTCTGACCCATTAATCTTCTTGGCCAGTAATAATACGTCAGACGTTGTAGATATTGGTTTCGTTGGTCATTATAATAATGCCACATCATCCAATACTCATACTGGTCTTTTCCGTTCTGCCGGTGATAAACAGTATTATCTGTTCCATGAATATAATGCGGAACCAAATACAAACTTTATTAGCACCACATCCAATAACTTTACGATTGCTGTTCTTAATGCTGATATTATCACCGGCAATCTAAAATTAAATGGTGCTAATGCATACGTTTGGATCAAATCAAACTTTGATACAACAAATGCTGCATACGTTATGGGCAATGCCAACTATACGGTAACTAATGCCGCATATACAATGGCCAATCAGAATTATACCACAACAAATGCTGCTTTTGCTGTAGTTAATGCTGCCTACACAATGGCAAACATGAACTACACTGTTACCAATGCTGCTTACACCGCAGTCAATGCCGCATATGTTACAGTTAACTCAGCATACACCTTATCCAACTCTGGTTACGATGTTGCTAATGCTGCCTTCTATACTGCTAACGTTGCCGACCAACATGCTGCTAATGCTTCTTATATGAACGTTGGTACTGTTCCGTCAGGTCGTATCACTGGCGCATATACCGGTATCTCCGAGGTTGGTATTCTAACAGGCGGTACCTGGCAGGCCAATACTGTCCAAGTAGCATACGGCGGCACAGGCAATACCACATTCACCACACACGGCGTTCTCTTCGGTTCAGGTACAGGTCCACTACAGGTTACATCTGCTGGTACCGAAGGACAAGTTCTACAGGCCAATTTCTCTGGTGTTCCAGTGTTTGGACATCTTGATGGAGGCGCTTTCTAACTCATAATGGAGATTTATAATGAGTGATCCAAATAAGTATATTAATATCTATATTGAAAATTCTCTTGGTTTGGTACATGAATATATCAATATTCTACTAAAGACCAAGACGGAAGCCAAGTTGATGGAAGAGGTTCTTAAAGATAAAGACCTTGAGATTGCAAGACTTTCCGAAGAGGTGACCGGACTAAGAGGCAATAGCGTCAATGTTAATGAGGCTTTAGAAAAGGCCAGAGTTTGGGAAGACCAGTATAATTCTATGAAGCAACGAGTGGCCCATATGGACACCATGGCTTCTGGTTTCAATGAGATTAAACAACGTCTAGTTGAAAAGAATACAGAGGTTGACCGTATAGCAACCGAGTTGCAGCAACTAAGACAGGATGTTGCCGAAAAGAACAATATTATTCAAGAGTTGGAAAAACAACTAAAGCCATTCCTTAAAGATGTCAAAGTTACTGCTACTAAGAAGGCCGTAACGACTCCTACAAAAGAAATAAATACTGTGGATAAAGCAAAAGAAGTACCTGCACCTGAACCTGTGAAGATTGTTAATAAACTATCACAACTCAAGGTTCAGAAGGAAAAAGAGACTGACGACTTTTAATGGCTAACACAGTAATACGTTTAAAAAAATCATCTATTAGTGGAAGGTCGCCAAACACCCTTGAACACGGTGAGTTGGCGATTAACTATACCGATGGTAAGTTATTCTATAAAGATGATGCCAACGTAATTCAACGTATTTCTGGCGGTGCAAACTCCTTCATGTATATGAACGTCAACGGCAGCATGTTGGTTGCTGGTGTTCTCGCCGACGTTCTCACTGTTAATGCTGGTGATAATATTGAAATCAACACCGATGCATTAACAAACAAATATACAATCACCGCAAATCTATTCCCTGCATTTAGAGTTGCCAATGCCGCTTTTGCATTGGCCAATAATCTTAACAATGTCGCATTAGTAGTTTCAAATACTGCTCCATCTAATCCTGTTCAAGGTAAGTTATGGTGGCATAACACCATTGGTACACTATTCGTTTATTATGTAGACGAAGATGGTACGGCATCATGGGTTGAAGCAGTTCCTAATGGTGGTGGTGTAAGTGCTGGAGGAGGAACCTCTGCCAATCTAACACCAGTATTTCAGGTGGCCAATGCTGCTTTTAGTCAGGCAAACTCGGTTAATACTTTTGCTTATGGTGTTGCTGTCAATGCTAATGCCGCTTTTGCTAAATCTAATACCGCACTACAGAATACAACCGGAACATTTGCAGGAGCACTTACTGTTACCGATTCAGTAACATTTGCAGGTGGCACAGGTTTATTAACGTCAGATAGAATCTTTTTAACGTCTGCTAATAGTTTTTATCCACAATTACAAATCCAAAGCACTAAAAACGATCAATATGGTCCTTATTGGTTTTCTCAAAAATCCAGGAGCGCCGGCGCCGTTGTATCGGGAGATTATCTAGGTTCTCATATATTCAGAGGCCATGATGGTACACAGTATTTAAATTCTTCTTATATGGCTTCTATAGTAGATGGAACTGTTTCAACAAATATTATTCCTACCAGATTGGAATTTTGGACAACAAACTCTACCGGCTCATTGGTAAATAGCATTACAATAAATGGTCAAGGAAATGTTGCTATTGGTAGATTTGTGGCCGGTTACAAACTTGATGTTGCTGGCACCATTAATGCTTCTTCTATTCTTGTAAATGGTGCCGATTACCTACTACCAGCCAATAATTATGCCGGAGCAATGGCCAATAGTGCTAATGCTTTTGCTCGAACGATTGTTGATGCCAATTTAATTACAGCAAGAGCATATAGCAATACATCTACTACAGCAGCCAATAATTATGCTGGTGTAATGGCTAATAGTGCTAATGCCATAGCAACTGCAACCTATTCAACATTATTTGCTTCTGTTTTTGGTGTTACCAATGCAGCCTTTACGGTTGCTAATGCGGCATTTGGATTTGCCAACTCATCCAATACTTGGGTTAACTCAACATTCGTTAAACTTACTGCCGCCTCTCAGACAATAACTGGTGATTTTTCTATCACCGGCAACTTGTTCATCGGTGGTAATACTACCGCTGTTTCAGCCAACAATCTCGTTGTCAATGACTCGTTGATATATTTGGCCAATAATAATCAGGCTGATATTCTAGACATAGGATTTATTGGTAGTTATAAAAATGCTACATCAGCACACGTTCATACCGGTCTCTATAGGGAACATGCTTCAAAGCAATACTATTTGTTCCAAGGATTCGATGCTGATCCAGAATTAATTAATGACATTGTGCCATATGCCAATAATATGGTCAATGCTACCTTGATTGCGGATTTTTTAACCAGTAATCTAACACTCGGTGGTGCTAACGCCATTACATGGATTACATCAGGTTTTGGTGTTGCTAATGCCGCTTATGGTAATGCTAATTCAGTTGCAGTATCGGCAAATAATTATGCCGGTGCTATGGCTAATGGCGCAGGCACAATAGCAAATGCCGCATTTACATTTGCAAACGGTGTTTCTACCAATACTACTGCTGCTTTTGCTAAGGCTAATTCTGCTCTTGCTAATACAAATGGTGCGGTGTTTAATGGTAACTTTTTTGCAAATGGAGGAGGAACATTTGTATCCGGATCAATCAATAATATAGTGTTGAACGCTGGTGATGGTGCTATAGAATTACAGAGAAATGGTGGTAGTGCATATATTGATTTCAAAGGAACTAACGGTGGTGATCAAGATACTAGAATCCAGTCCGTTGGTGATGGTGCCGGTAACGCATCGTTCGCATTTTTTACAAATAATCTAGAAAGATTAAGAGTTGCTAATACTGGTAATGTTGGTATAGGCACCACTACACCTGCATATAAACTAGACGTTGCTGGTTCTGCCAACATTTCTCTACCAACATTACTTGTTGCAGGCCAAAACGTTTTAGCATCTATCATTGCTGGTAATACTTATGCTGGTGTAATGGCAAATAGTGCTAATGCTTGGGCCAACTCAAAACTATCAAACGGAACTGTAACACTTGCCGGTGCATTAACCACAACCGGTCAGGTATTTGCAAATTCACAAATAACAATTTATCCTAGTTCTGGGGCTGGATTTGAAGGCGGTGAAATACAGTTATGGGGAGCAGGTTCTTTTCCCGACTGGTCTATAGATTCTTACGGAGATCAACTTAGATTCTTCACCGTCAATACTGGAACACAACATGTCAATTTCTATAATGCTGGCGGCGGATCCCTCAGACTGGGTATCAATACTAGTAGTCCTTCTTATACATTAGATGTTAATGGTACCGCAAACATAAGCACAGACCTAACTGTTGGTGGTAATGTTGCATTTGATAATATTAACTCTGTTCGTTTGTGGGAACCTGCTGCTAATGTTCTAACTATTAGCACAGCAAGCACAGAACGTGTGCGTATAGACACAGCAGGTCAGGTAGTCGTCAATACTACATCACCAGCAAACTCCACCACATCTAAAATAATTCTAGGTGGTGATTTTACTCTTGTTGGTTCTAATAGATCAATAGGTGGTAATCTTTATTACGATAATACTTGGAGATATGCTGCTACAGGTTATGGTTGGGGTTGGAGAGAAAACAACGCAGGCCTTCTACAATTATTGGCCGCTCCGAGCGGAAATTCTGGTTCAAATGCTACTATTTCATATCCTATAACATTCAATTTGTCATCAGGTGACGTTGGCATTGGTAACACAGCACCATCATCAAAATTGCATGTTACAGGATCCACACGAATTGACGGATTTGCTCTTTTAGGAAACTATTCGGGCGAATATCAAGGCGTAACTCTACAAAATAATGACGATAGTTCTGTTGCAAATAAAGTAAGTTACATAGACAGTCACAATAATTTAGGTGCTGCTGATTCTCATGTGTTCTTTGTTCATAGAACCGATGGTAGTGCTGAAATTGCTTTTGGTATTACTGCCGCAGGTTCTCGTTCATCAGACAGACGGTCTGAGGCAATGCGTATTTTAGGAAGTGGTAACGTAGGTATTGGTACCTCTACTGCGACTGCCAAGTTGGTTGTTCAAAGACAAACTGGGGTTTCGTCTAATCCTGAAATACTAATAACAGACGGAACACAATGGGCAAGGTTCAATAGTAATACTGCCGCAGGCTCTTATAATAGTTTGGTACAGAACCGAGACGCTCAACTAATCTATTCACAAGGTTCACCAGATACAGGCGGATTTGTTATAGCACCATGGAATAACAATAACGTCGGTCTCCGTATGGATAATAATGGTAACGTTGGTATTGGTATTGCAACAACCACCTATAAACTCCAAGTAAACGGTTCATTCGCTGCCAATACCAAGTCATTCGTTATTGACCATCCAACCAAACCTGGTATGAAACTGCGCTATGGATCGCTCGAAGGTCCAGAAAACGGTGTA